GTGCCAGCCCTCGACTATCTTCACCACAATGGGGAAGTAGCTGGCCGACTTGAGTTGGAAGCACCCCTGAAAGTGGGGGGTGCCGCAGGCACCCTCCTCTTTCTGGAAGCAGTAGACCGTAGACCCGCGACCGCGCAGGATTTCTCCGAGTGCGTCGCCGTCCATGGTCGGATTGTTGAGTGTGAAACACCATCGTCTTGACTGCGGCCCTTGGTGCGAAGGCTGCAAGGGGGGCAGGCAAAAGAAAGTACCATGACTGACTGGAGAAACCACTGAAAACAGTGGTTATAGTATTACCTCCAGTCAGTAGACCTGTGAGACCCGAAGGGGATTGCAGGGCTTTTCTGCGGAGCAGAATGCAGCTTCAAGACTTCTCAACCTCCTCGACGAGCTCGAGGATCTCATCGATCACCCAATCGCAGGGCGCATCGGTGATGTATTTGTTGATGACTATGTTTTGAAGCTTAATGATCAAGCTTGACTTGGTCATTGAACTCACCTTGAGTTTCTTGGCAGGCGGCTCTGCCGCCTGCTCGAACCCGGCGCCCACCGGGCCCGGGTCCACAGACTTGGGCGCAATGCGCTTCTTGAGCGCCTCGGTTTTCTCCGAGCGCGCGATGTGGGCAGCAAGCGTCGCGTCAGCGTGCACCTGCGCTGCCGTGACGACCTGCTCCATGGTGATTGGCTGTTGCGGCGGCAGCGAGAAGTCCGCGGCGTCGAATGACATAGTATTTCACGAGGAAATATAAGGCAAGCACCTGTGCAATTATTTTTACGTGAATTGGCACGAGACTCGAGCGTACAACGCTTTACGGGCTGAGTCTGAACCGATACCAGATCCAATCACTGGCTAGTCTGTACTCTTATCAGTATCCTATGCAGGTGATAAGAGCTTAGTTGGTATGATTGTGCATCATACCAACGTGAAAAAATGGTGGATACTTATATACGCATCATTAATAATTAAATAAAGCTTTAGCGCCGGCTTGTTGAATTTTAATGATGCGCACCCTATAAAACCAGCGCGTTCGCTTTCGCCCCTATTGGAAGCGAACGCGCTGGTTTATGTCTGCGTGGCGCCACGTGGACTTGAATTCTAATAACATTTGGGGCGAAGGGCCCCTATATGGTATTGTACCCTACACGACGGATCGTGTTGTCGGTGTTCCTGCCGCTATCCGTCGTCTTTTTGCATCAGCTCGCAAAGTTCGCTTTGCCGAGTCTGTGCCCTCCACCTCCACCACCCCCACCGTGCCCGAGCTTCTGGTGGGACCTAAGCGAAAGCGTTGCGGAGCTTGTTCTCAAGTCGGTCATAACGCCCGCACTTGTAAACAATAGCTATGGATCGTAGTCGCGAGGAACGTCGCGATTGGGCCGCGCTGTGGAATCCCGCACGCGGTTTTATCCCAGTAGGGGAAGACGGCCCCCTACTACCGACTCCAGAGCACTCTGCACTTGACATGTCCGGGATACACACCGCATCATCTTCCCGGCGTGGCTCAATTGCTCCTTCTGCACTCTATAGTCAGATAGATAAGCAGATGCAGGGGATTAAAAGTACTAAGCGTCGGTCGAAGTCTGGCGTGTACAACGTTCGGGCGTTGGATGCCATCGTCGGCTTAGCTGCATCTGGATATTTTAACCCCGTTAGTAAAAAGCGCAAAGCGCCTATGCCTACGCAGACTGCGTTAGGTTTCATTAACGTTCCCTGTGCGCCTACTAAGAGCAAGAGGAAGCGTTACACTTGAATTACCACGGAACCACTGCTTCAGTTTGCGGATTCTGCACAATTGGCTCGCCCGTGCGCGAGCTGTTGAACCCTGTGTTGTAAATCTGCACTTCGAAAGAAGCAGCAGACAGCGTTGTAGCACCAGCGGAGATAGTCAGGACGTTGTCCTGGCCCAAAGCCGACTGTGCACTCGTGGGCGCTGTGATCCTGAAGTGGTTGCGCATGAGACCTTCCTGATCCACCGTGTTCGTCTGCGGCGAACCCTGGACGGAAGTCCAATTACCGCCACCGGCATTCCCAACCCACAAATCGGCTTGCGGCACGATGCCAGGCGCCGTCGTCCATGCCGTGATGTACGCGCCCACCGTACCAGCCACGGCCACCGTGCTGCACGTGATACATTCGACGTCACCCGAGAATGTGTCGGGGAAAACGTAGTACATGGTACCTGCAACTGCCGGGTACTGCGCAGGAGCACCAGGTGCCGCAGTGCCCTGGTAGCTCTTAACCAGCATACCACCAATCCGATTTTGCTGTCCTTCGCCCAGTTCCAAGAGATCAAGCGTCGTAGGCAGGACCACTGCCTCGTCGTCCCGAAGGAAAAAGCTATCCTTCTGGATAGCCAGCCCGCGCGTAACGAAGAACTTCGGTTTGCGCAACTCCACCGTGTAAGAAACCCACAGTTCACCCAGTGCCTGGTTGCTGAACGAAGATGGAGTATTTGACACTGAAACGTTGAGCTGACCCAGGTCATACGTCTTAATATCCTCGCCAACGGCCACCGGGCCGGCGCGAGTGTATTTGCCTGGCGAACCAGACAACTTACTCGGGTCGCACTCGACGCCGTGCATGATCTTTTCGGACACCTTGCCCGAAACTGCGCCGTCGTACTCCATGGCGTCTTGCTTCGATGCGAACGGCACGTCGTTCGAATTGTACTGTGTAGCCATGATAATCGAGCCCACCTGGCCGTTGCTTGCAACGAAATCAGTGACAGTCGAACGGAACGTGAAAATCATCTGATGGAAGGTGTACTCGTCATAGTTTGCAGCAACCTGCGCCAACCACGGGAACGTGTTGACCAGAGCAGGGTTGAGGCCAAACACTTGGTTCTGGAACGTGCCTGGCGTGACGGGACCGAATATATCAGCGATGTATTCCTTGTGAGAGATCACCACTGTATTGGGGCCTTCAGCAAACACGGGGATGCCCTGGCCAGCGCCGTGGTCGACGATGTCGTTGCTGACAACAGGATGTCCGGTCTCGTAATCACCGATGCCGAGCGCCCCTGTGACGCCCCCAATTGCTTGGCCGACAGGCCCGAAGATACCGCTGCGGGCCGCGCCGCCGAGGGCGTGCCGGAACCCTGCGGTCTTGCCCCATAGGTCGCTCCAGAAGCCACCGCGCCCTGAGTAGAGACCATTACCCCGGTAGTGCCACTTCTTACGGTTGGCCAACTGCTCGGGGTTCGCCTGCTGCGCCGTCGGGCCAAACATGGCAACCGACTCTGCAGTGCCCCGTGTCCATCCGGTAGACTTAAGGGTCTGGTAAGGGCCGCGCCGCGCACGCTTCTTACCACGCTTTGCCTTAGGCATACGAACATTAACAGTCACCGCTTTACCACGCATTTCAGACGGGTTTGGTTTCACACCTTGACAAGCAAAGGCGTCTGAACCGTTAGGTTTAGTATTAGGGATAAGGTTAGGGATAAGGTTAGGGATAAGGTTAGGGTTAGTCAACCCTAAGCCTAACCCTAACCCTAACCCTAACCCTAATACTAACCCTAACCTTATCCCTAAATGTCGCGCGATCCGCGACGTTTTGATGTAGAACGCGAAAACATGCGCGAATACGAACGTCAATTTCAGCGCGACTTAGCTTTAGCTGAGCGTGCTGATGCTGTTCGTGCCATGCGTGTTCGCCGACTTGCCGCTGAAAGGCGCCGCGAGGAACGTCGCGCTTGGGCCGCCGCTCGGCCCGCCGGTTTAGCGCAAGTGCTGGGGTATCATTATACGCCAGCTCAGATACGTGCAGAGTTAATGCGCGAGTCTATATTTGCACAGAGGGAGCGTCAAATGCACGCTGATAGGGCCCGGGAGCGGGCTGAATCTATGCGTGACGTGCGTGATCCTCGTTCTTCCAAATATATTCCGCCTTTGACTCGTTGAAATAGAGCCACAACGGAGGAGCCGCCCGGAAGGGCGCCGCGATCGTCTCTATACCCCGACACCGCGTCGCTCTTATTATATAAGAAAAAAATCACGCATCTTCAAGGCACTCGGAAACGGAAGTGAAGGGTGCTTGCATGTTGTGTATTTTCCAGCGATCAGCTGAGAGCTTTTCCTTGTCCGGCAGGAAATTGGCGAAGATGATGACGTGTGGCGGTTTGAAGATGACCATGCCAGATTCATACTTACCAGAGAAGAATATGCCGTCCTTGCATGATTCGATTGCTTCGTACGAGACGAAGTCCTCGAGCGAACGCGGCAAGCCGAACAGTACAATGCGCGGCTTTTTCTTTGTTACGGCGATAGCCGATTTGATGTCCGCAGATTTGCCTTGTACGTAGATGGCGGGGGAGAGATTGCACACAATGTGCTTGGCGAGCGAAGTCTTGCCCATGCCTCCCACCGGATCGTAGTACCAGTGAATTTTGCGGTCGTCAGGATCCGTCTTAAGCAAATCAAGCACCTCCACCTGCCAAGGGCGGAGCGTGTCCAGCTTGAAGACGTACGGAGCCACAGGTGGCTCCGGTAGCTCTGTGCCAAAGATCCAAGGGCCGCCAACGCGGCTCTCGTCTTTGGAGCAGTACAGCAGCGAAGCGTTCCAGTCCTTACACGGCTCAAGGTGCCAGCCTTCGACTATCTTCACTACAATGGGGAAGTAGCTGGCCGACTTGAGTTGGAAGCACCCCTGAAAGTGGGGGGTGCCGCAGGCACCCTCCTCTTTCTGGAAGCAGTAGACCGTA